CGGTGAATCTCTGTCGAACGGCTGGTGGTTGCCACGTAGGCGCCACCGGAAGCTAGCGATGGATGAACTCGCCCTGAAAAATCTCAAGCCCCTGCGGGAAACTGCCGGGGTTTTTGTTTTGCCTCAAACCCGGTAAACAACTGACCGGCACAGTGCATAGGCTGGGAACCACCCGGAAGGCCCCGCCGGCCCCCAGCAGTAGCGCCTCACCTCCGGGCCGCTGGGTGGCGTGGTGGACAAGAGACATGACAGACCGCATCAGGGGCCGCCGGCTCCAGCGCATCCGCGCCCAGGTGCTGCGAGACAACCCGCTGTGCGTGATGTGCAAGGCAAAGGGCCGCGTCACGCTGGCGACGCAGGTTGACCACATCAAGGCGTTGGTCAACGGCGGCACGGACACGGCGGACAACCGCCAAGGGCTGTGTGACGAATGCCACCGAGTGAAGACGGCTCGGGACTGTGGATACAAAGAGCGGGCGAAGTTCGATTCAAATGGGCGCGTGGTGTGGTGACCCTCCGGGGGTATTCGTTCTTTGGGCCTTTTGCCCTGGAAACCGATCGGTACTTGCTTTGCGCACAGCCGCGAAATGGCAATAGGGGGTTGAACCCCCGAGGAATACATGAAAACGCACCCTGTCATCGTCAGCCGCAAGGTTGAGGATTTAATACCCTACGCACGCAACAGCCGCACCCACGAAAGCCTGGCATGACAGTCGGCCGCAAACCAAAACCAACAGTGCTCAAGCTGGTGACTGGTAATCCGGGAAAGCGGCCACTGCCAAAGAACGAGGCCGTGGTCGCGCTGTCCGAGCCGACGCCGCCCGCCTTCCTGTGCGACGACGCCAAGGTCGAGTGGGGCCGGGTGTGCAGCGCCCTGTACGCCGCTGGCCTGATGACGGAGCTAGACCGCGCCGCCTTGGCCGCCTACGCAGCCGCATACGGTCGCTGGGCGCAAGCGGAGCGGGCCATCAATAGGATGGCCGCCAAGGATGAATTAAACGCCGCGCTGATGATTAAAACCACCAGCGGCAACGCCATACAAAACCCGCTCGTCGGGATCGCAAACAAGGCCAAGGCCGACATGGTGCGCTACGCCGCCGAGTTCGGCATGACCCCTTCGGCGCGATCCCGCGTCACTGCGACCCCTGATGACAAGAAGCAAGAAGACAAAGCCGCCCGCTATTTCTGACGCGGCTACGCAGTACGCGCTGGAAGTCGTGGCGGGCGAGCGGATTGCTGGGCCTCATGTGCGCGGGCAGTGCGCGCGGCACCTTCGGGATATGGCCGAGGGGCACAAGCGCGGGCTGGTGTGGAAGGTAGAGGCGGCGGAAAAGGCGCAAGGTTTTTTCGAGGACGTGCTGAAACTCAACGGCGGCGACTTCGAGGGAAAGCCGTTTGCCTTGCTGCCCTGGCAGAAGTTCGTGGTTGGCTCGCTGTTCGGCTGGTACGGTATGGATGGGTTCCGGCGCTTTCGCAACGCTTACATCGAAACTGCGAAGGGTTCCGGCAAATCCCCCCTGGCCGCTGGTGTGGGCATGTTGGGCCTTGTGGCAGACAACGAGCCACGCGCGGAAATCTACAGCGCCGCCACGAAAAAGGATCAAGCCATGATCCTGTTCCGTGACGCCGTTGCGATGGTGGATCAATCGCCTGAGCTTTCAAAGCGCCTGACAAAGAGCGGCACCGGGGAGAGGTGCTGGAACCTTGCTTACATGGCGCAGGGCGCGTTTTTCCGGCCCATCAGTAGTGACGATGGCCAATCAGGCCCACGGCCCCACATCGGCCTGATTGACGAACTGCACGAGCACAAGACGAACACCGTCGTCGAAATGATGCGGGCAGGTACGAAAAGCCGACGCCAGGCGCTGATTTTCATGATTACCAATGCGGGGCACAACCGCATGGGGCCGTGCTGGGGCTATCACGAGTACGGCGCGAAGGTGGCGGCGGGCGAGGTGGAAGACGATGCGTTCTTTCCGTTCGTGTGCGGCCTAGACGAAGAAGACGACCCTTTCGCTGATGAGTCGTGCTGGCCGAAGGCGAACCCGTCATTGCAGGACGCCGATTTGCCGGGGATGAAATACATCCGCGAGCAGGTGGTAGAGGCCAAGGGCATGCCCAGCAAAGAGGCGATTGTCCGCCGCCTGAACTTCTGCCAGTGGACAGACGCCGAAAGCCCCTGGATCAGTGGCGAAGTGTGGCGCGGCGCGCAGCGGGATTTCGACTGGCGGGACTTGCGCGGACGCCGTGCGGTGGCCGGTTTGGACTTGTCCAGTACCACCGACCTGACCGGCATGGTGTTCCTTGTGGAGCCTATCGAGGCTGGCGAGCCGTGGCTGTTGGTGCCATTTGCATGGTTGCCGGACGTTGAATTGCAGCGCAAGGCCGATACTGACCGCGTGCCCTACATCCAGTGGCGCGCCGAGGGGTATCTCGACACCACGCCGGGCCGGGCCATAAGCAAGCGCGTGATTCTGCAAAAGCTGTCGGCCATGTGCGACTTCTTCGAGATCATCGCGGTGGGCTATGACCGCTGGCGCATCGAGGACTTGATGGCGCTGGCCGCAGATGACGGGATCAGCTTGCCGGAAATGAAGCCGGTCGGGCAGGGCTACAAGGACTTTAGCCCCGCGCTGGAAACCTTCGAGCGAATGCTGCTCAACGGCGAGATTGCGCACGCAGGGCACAAGGTTCTGGACTGGTGCATGAGCAACGCGGTAATTGAGCAGGACGGCGCGGAAAACCGCAAGCTGTCCAAGGAAAAAGCAACGGGGCGGATTGACTTGGCCGTCGCCGCTGTGATGGCGGCCGGGCTGATCAACGCGACAGGCGCGGGCGAAAGATCATTCTGGGAAGAACTCGCAACATGAAACTATGGCCTTTCAGCCGCAAGTCGAACGAGGACGGCTCGGTTCGTCACTCGCTCGATTTGTTCCGGCTGCTGGCCGGGTGGATGGGGACGAAAAGCGGCGCGTCGGTGTCGCACCAGTCCGCCCTGGAGGTGCCCGCTGTGCTGTCGTGCGTGCGCGTCATTTCCGAAGGCGTCGCCCAGGTGCCGTTTAAGGTTTACCGGCAGGTGGGCGACAAGATCATGCCCGCCGCAGAACACCCGCTTTATCGCGTGCTGCACCGCAAGCCGAATGGATGGATGACCAGCTTCGAACTGCGCGAAACCATGACCATTCATTGCGTGATGACAGGCGATGCTTATGCCTTCATCAACCGCGTGCGCGGTGAAGTCCGCGAGCTGATCCCGTTCCCGCCTGGCGCTGTGAACTGCAAGCAAAAGGACGACTACAGCCTGGAATACCAGATCACCGCCCCCAGCGGCAAGACCATGACGGTCCCGCAAGAGGCTGTCTGGCACTGGCGCGGCCCTAGCTGGGACGCCGTGAGCGGGTTGGATGTTGTCAAGATGGCCCGCGAAGCCATCGGGCTTGCCATGTCTGCCGAAGAGTCGCAGGCCCGAATGCAAAAGAACGGCGCGGCGATTTCCGGCACCTACTCGGTCGAGGGGACGCTGAACGCGGAGCAATACAAGGCCATGCGCGCCTGGCTGGAGAAGGAATTCGACGGCGCAGCGAACATGGGAAAAACAAAGCTGCTGGACAGAAACGCGAAGTTCCACCCGCAGAGCATGACCGGCATTGACGCCCAACTTCTGGAGACGCGAAAGCACCAGATCGAGGAAGTCTGCCGCGCCTTTCGCGTCATGCCGATCATGGCCGGATACAGCGACAAGGCGGCAACCTACGCCAGCGCAGAGCAGATGTTTCTGGCGCACGTCGTGCACACGCTAAGTCCCTGGTATGAGCGCATCGAGCAATCTGCAGAGTGCCACCTGCTGACCGACAAGGAAGTGGCCGAAGGCTACTTCGTCAAGTTCAACGCTGCCGGGCTCATGCGCGGCTCGCACAAGGACCGCAGCGAGTATTTCGCCAAGGCCCTGGGCGCTGGCGGCTCTCCGGCTTGGATGACGCAGGACGAGGTGCGCGCCCTGGAAGAACTGAACCCCATGGGCGGCGATGCGGCCATGCTGCCCAAGCCCACGAACGTGCCCGGCAACGCGGCACCGAAGGAAGAAACAGATGCAGAACCTGACTTGCAACCTGCGTGAATTGAAGTTCGCTGCTGACGAAGGCGCCCAGGCCATGAGCTTCACCGGCTATGGCGCTGTATTCGGCAACGTGGACAGCTACGGCGACGTGATCGAAGCCGGGGCGTTCTCGAAGTTCTTGGCAGACGTGAAGGCGGGAAACCAGCCATGGCCCGCGATGCTTTCGCAGCACGGCGGCTGGCAGATGAGCGCGGAAGACATGACGCCCATCGGTGTCTGGACCGACTTCGCCGAGGACGGGCACGGCCTGAAAGTCGCCGGGCAGCTGGCAGACACGCCACGCGGCCTGGAAATGTACAAGCTCATGAAAATGAGCCCCCGCCCCGCGATTGATGGCATGTCCATTGGCTACATCGCCAAGGAATGGGAGCCGCGCAGCAAGCCGGAAGACCCGAAACGCAAGCTCAAACGCATCGACCTGATCGAAGTGTCCATTGTCACCCGCCCCGCCAACGGCAAGGCGCGGGTGGAGTCCGTCAAAAACGACTGGACAGAACGAGATTTCGAGAGGCTGCTCACGCGGGACGCTGGGCTCTCACGAAGCGATGCCCTGGTTGTCATTAACCAAGGCTTCAAAAGCCTGATTGCCATGCGGGACGCTGGCAGTTCAGAGCTGGCAGAACTGGCGCAGGCCCTCAAAGCCCGCGAACAGCACATCCCGCGCTGACCCCAGCGTCACCAACCGCAAACCGCCCTAGAGGCGGTTTTTTTACGCCCAAAGAAAGGTAAACCATGTCCGACATCCTCGAAATCAAGTCTCTGATTGAAGCCCAAGGCAAAGCCTGGGAAGAGCACAAGAAAACCAATGACGAACTGCTGAAGGCGAAGGCCGAAGGCAAGGCCGTGGCAGATCTGGAAGCCAAACTGGCCAAGGTCAGCGACGAAATGGACAAGTTGGCCGAGCTGAAGGCCGACTTCGACAAGTTCATCATCGAATCGCAACGCCCCGGCGCATCAAAGGGCGACGAAAACGCCGAAGCCGAGTGCAAGCAATGGAACGCCATGCTGCGCGCCGACTTCCAGTCCAAGGGCCGCAGCATTCCCGCTGAAGTGTCCGTGGACGCCTACGCGCAGTACAAGAGCGCCTTCTATTCGCTGGTGCGCCATGGCGACATCGAGCGCCTGAGCGCCGATGAACGCAAGGCACTGTCCGCAGGCTCTGACCCAGATGGCGGCTACCTGCTGCCGACCCCCACCGTGGGCCGCATGGTCAAGAAGGTGTACGAGCAGTCCACCATGCGCCAACTGGCCAACGTGCAGACCATCAGCACCGACGCGCTGGAAGGCATCGTGGACAACGACGAGGCCGATGCTGGCTGGGTGTCCGAAATGGGCACGCGCAACGACACGGACACCCCGCAAGTCGGAAAGTACCGCATCGAGGCACACGAGATGTACGCCCAGCCGAAGGTCACGCAGAAGCTGATCGACGACGCTGCTACCGATGTGGAAGCCTGGCTGGCCGACAAGGTGGCCGACAAGTTCGCCCGCGTCGAAGGCAACGCCTTCTGGAACGGCGACGGCGTTGGCAAGCCGCGCGGCCTGGCCGCGTACTCCACGGCGGCGACGGGCGACGGCTCGCGTGCCTGGGGCACCTTCGAGCACGTACTGACCGGCGCCAATGGCGACTTCCACTCCACGAAGCTCGACCCGATACAGGACTTGCAGGGCGCGTTCAAGGACCAGTACCTGCAGAACGCCCAGTTCGTGATGCGCCGCGAGGTGCGCACCAAGATGCGCAAGCTGAAGGAAGCAACCAGCGACCGCTACCTGTGGGAGCCGTCCAACCAGGCCGGGCAGCCCGACCGCTTGAACGGCTACCCCGTGCGCATCGACCAGTTCATGCCCGGCCTGAATACGGGTTCGCTGTCGCTGGCCTTCGGTGACTTCCGCGAGGCGTACACCATCGTGGACCGCATCGGCGTGCGCACCCTGCGCGACCCCTACACCGCCAAGCCCTACATCCGCTTCTACTCCACGAAGCGCACAGGAGGTGGTGCGGTCAACTTCGAGGCTGTCAAGTTCCTTAAGTTTGCCGCCTAAGTCCATGGGCCGGGGCATCCCAGGCCCGCTTCACACTCTGAAAGGTCAAAACCATGTCCGACTTGAAAAACAACATCGCGGCGGTTCTCGCCCTGTCCCCCGCCGTGCATGCAGCCACCAAGGCTGACGCCACCATCATCGACCTGCAGGGCGCTGGTTCTGCCACGGTCATCATTAACACCGGCGCCATCGCTGGCGCGGGTGACTACACCATCAGCCTGCGCCACGGCGATGCGTCTGACCTGACGGGAGACGCCGCAGCCAGCGGCGACGACCTGCTGGGCGCCTTCCCCGCCACCCTGGCGGCGGATTCGTCCTATGCGGTCGGCTATCGCGGCGGCAAGCGCTACGTGCGCGTTGTCATCACCAAAAACAGCGGCACCTCGATTGCCGCTGGAGCGGTGATCATCAAGGGCCACCTCGCCCTGGCTGGGGCCGTCTGATGCGTGAAGCTCCCTCTTCGGAGGGCGCTTTGCAGATCACAAGGACACCATGATCGTCACCCAAACCACCCCACCGGCCTACCTGCCGTTGACGCTCTCCGAGGTGAAGTTGCACCAGCGCGTTGACGGCACGGACGAGGATGCGCTGATCGCGGCGTTCATCGGCGCAGCCGTGGACACCTGCCAGCAGATCACCGGCCGTAGCCTCATGGCCCAGGAGTGGAAGCTGACGATTGACGACTTCGCCGACGAAATCGCGCTGCCATGGCCCCAGGTGCAGGCCGTGCAGTCGGTGCAGTACAAGGACGCAGACGGCGCCACGCAGACGCTGGCGAGTTCGGTCTATGAGTTGGCGGGCGACAAGGTTTGTCTGGTGCCAGGCCAAGAATGGCCAACCGTGCGCGGTGGATCGGGTTCGGTGTGGATCAACTACATCGCAGGCTACGGAGTTGGAAGTGAAGCCGCCCAGCAAGCCGCCGTGCCCTACGGCATAAAGGCCTGGCTGCTGCTCACGGTGGGCACCCTGTACGCCAATCGGGAAAGCGTGCAAACGGGCGTGTCTGTGGGCGTGTCTGTGGCCGCGCTGTCTGACCGCTTCGCCGATTCGCTGCTCGACCGGTTCAAGTTGTACGCCTGAAATTAAAAGGAAACCAGAATGCCCACCTTATACATCACCGAGTTCTCAGGCACCCAGCCTGACCCATACAGCGGCGGCGTGGGCGCGGCTGCGGTCCCATCAGTGGCTGATCAAACAGTTGCTATCGGGGCCGCGAGCACACAATCTGCCGTCCTCAATGCTGCCACCCGTCTGATCCGCGTCGTCAGCGATGTCAACTGCTTCACGAAGATCGGCGTCAACCCCACCGCAAGCGGGGCGACTCTGCGCCTGGTGGCCGACAGCCCAGAGTATTTTGCGGTTTCCGCCAATAGCGGTTACAAGATCGCGGTCATCAGCGGGGCCTGACCGTGTTCGGCGTATTGAAACTAGGGAAGCTCGGGGCTTCAATGAAAAAGGCGGGATTCAACCCCCGCACCCTGTTCGCAGCATCCGAACCCGGCGCATGGTACGACCCCAGCGACATGAGCACGCTTTTCCAAGACAGTGCTGGTACTACGCCTGTGACTGCTGTGGAGCAGCCTGTGGGCCGGATGCTGGATAAGTCAGGCAGGGGCAATCACGCTACGCAAGCGACGACGACGAAGCGGCCTGTGCTGTCGCGGCGGGTGAATATGTATACATCCGGTTTTGCGTCATCGAGCGCCGTTCACCCAATAAACGGCTCTAAACAAGTAGTAACCCCTAACGCTGCTTTAACAGCCGACGGCGTGCTACGCGCCACAAAAGCAGCGCCAGACACCGAAAATACTCGGCACGCAGGCTATTTCAGTGTTTCAATTAATGCACCGTTAAAAATATCTATATATGCAAAACCAGCTGGGCTGAATTACATAGAGTTTTCTGAAGCAGGATCCAATCTATTTGGAATTTGTTTTAACTTGGTTGGCAGTGGTTCTGTTTCTGGTGTATCTGGGTTGTGTTCACTTGGGAATTCTAATATCACCGCATTGAACGACGGTTGGTATTTTTGCGAAACAACCTTAACAGGAAGCGTGAATAATGCCGCTGTTGGTGTATCCGCTGTCCCGTCAGGCATCCCAGGCGCCTATGGCCAGCTATTTACAGGTGATGGTATCAATGGCGCGTATTTTTATGATTTTTCAACCGTAACCGCAATTGATGCGCACTTACCGTATCAGCATGTTGATAGGTACGGTAATTCTTACGACGCCGACCCCACTAAATTCCCGGCTTACTTGCGCTTCGACGGTGTA